TTCCATAGGTACTCAATATAGTCTTCGGCCAGGACTAGTTGTTGGGCGTGGTATTGCCAAGCTAGTAACTTTCCACTAGGCCAATCCAGTTCATAGTGTTGCTTATCTGCCCAGTCCCCCGCTGTCTTTATGCTCTTCTTGTAAGCCATTTTTGTATAAACTACTTCCTTACCAAAATAAGCCTTTAGGAAGTCGTGGGAGAAGATGATAGGCTCGAGGCTCTTCATAGCACCAACCCTATCGCCAACGCATCTAAAATACTCGCCCCCTTCCCAACCCCCATCAATCGCAATCTCAATTATTTTATTTAGCTTTTCCGCTTTAGTCATCTTTTACCTCCTCCAACATTATCATAGTAACAACCTTTCCACCATCAAACTCACTAGCAATCTTAGTTTTCCCCTTACTCTCTAACTCCTCCCAGTCAAACGGCAAAGGGGCGTGGTCTTTATACTCCTCGTATGCCTCATCAGTTAAAATTCGTATGGTCACTAAGCTAAGTTTTTTCATCTTCTTGCTAAGGGCTGCCAGTCCTCCTTAATTGATCTTTCGAATAACTCTAGCATCTTTTCTGCTCTACTTTTAGGAGTAAGTGTTTTAGCGAACTTCTTGGCGTTTCTACCCATCTTGGCACGCAATTTATCGTTAGTTAACAGCTCAATTATTCCATCGGCCAAATCTCTGTGTGAAACCATGTAATACCTTCCGCCCTCTTGATTATAGGTATGGGCTACTGGCTTGACTAAAATACCACGATCCCTAACAACCTCTGTAGAGGCAGCACAATCGACAGCAACGCTGGGAACTCCCGAAATCCCAGCTTCAATATATGGGAGCCCAAACCCCTCACCAACGCTCGGTAGAACGTTAATATCGGCTAAGTTGTACTGAATATTTAGAGTTTCGTCGTCAATCGGACCCCTATCGGGTGTTTGTGGAATAATAACGTGGTCTTGTAGCCCTCTTTCTGGAATATACCTATCTAAATCGTATCCTGCCATACCGCCCGTGTCGGTCTTTGCGTAGATTGAAGAGCCGAGAATTAGGGCGGCGTTAGGAATCTCCTCGATTACAATCTGCATCGCATCAAATAGAACGGGAAGGTTCTTTCTCATCTGGTTTCTAGCGCAGCAAACGATTACTTTATGCTGGTCTAGATGAAACTTCTTTCTTAACGCCTCTTTATCAAGTGCGTGAAAGGTTTTTGGATTAACTGGCGGGTATAGCAACTCTCCATAGACTTGTGGAAGGATACTTAGCATCTCCACTCTACCAAAGTTGGAATAGTAAAGATGGCCGTGAACCCAACGAGAGGCCTCCCTAGCTTTATGTGGGATTGGGTCGCTATCGAGAGTTCCCCAGTGAAACCACTTTAGTTTATAGGGGTGCGCCATCTCAAAAGCTATCTTGTGGAGCATCCAGTAATCTTGGATTGTTAGAACGATGTCCGGCTCGAAGTCGTCTATTGCGTATTGGAGAACCTCGGCAGCATAGTAATCTTTAACATCCTCCCCCTTGGTGTGGTAGACCTTCATCGAGTGGTCAAGGGGATACCCGTTCCACCCCAAAGCAACATGAGCCACCTCATTACCTTTTTTCAGGTAAGGGAGCATATCCTTCAGGTTGCGAGAGAAGCCTGTCTTATGGCGAAAATACTCCCCGTAAATTAGAATTCTGCGTTTTGACATTATTTTTCTTAGCTGACTAGACTTCCTTCTTTGGTGGGTCGTATCTATAGCTACAACCCACCCCTAGAAAGAAATCTAGGACGATATTAGTCTTCTCTAGTTACTGTGAAAGTAACAGCTTCTTCGAGCGTTGTCACTATTAGTGCGTGTTTCCCTGATAGTTCGGCACCACGAGCTACGGTAATTGAGAAATCTTTTGTATAAGCTGTGTCGCCTTTAATAGAGACAGTAATCCCTCCGTCAAACAGCGTAGTATTCGCAGACTCCAAAATATCATCACTCAGCACTCCAACAATTGTGGCCGACTGCCAAACTGACGAGGAATTAGTAACCGTAACAGTTCCAGAGATAGTCTCACCAACATAGAGCTCCCTATCCCCCCCATCAAACGCAACCGTTGCGTCAAGTGCTTCGTTAACCGTAATCGTACGTGTCGTTTCGAAGAATTTGTAAGCCGCGAAAACCACACCAGTTGCCAGAGCTAAACTGGCCAGAGTCACTAGAGCCGATTTAATTTTCTTGTTCATCTATTATCACCCCCTTCCAAATAATTGGTTAAACCAAAATTTTATCTTTTCAAACAAAGACAAGGGTTTTATATCTCCTTTTAAAGGCGTATCCCTTCTACCGATTGGACCCTCATAGTCCGGCGGGTGTCCTAAGTGTCCTTGGTAAAGCTCGGTTTTCTTTTTCATAACCACTGTAACAACAGTAAGATAAAAATAGCTATTAACCACCGCCTAACCGATGCCACATCCTTGATTATTTTATTTAGTTTTACTATGTTATCTCCTGGAAACATAATCAATCCTCTACCCCAATCAGTGTTCCAAAGTGTACTGTTACATACTCCCCACATCTTCCTATTCCCACCTCTCTGAATTTCCGGTCGAGCATAATTTCCCTGTGTGTCTCACTGAGCACAAACTCCTCGACAATCCGTTTGTCACGGGAGATATTATGAGATAGGTTCTCCCCAGCGTATCTATAATTATACCCAACGACCCTAAAGAATTCCCAAGGCGTGGTACCATCAGGAGCCATGTGGGAAAAGTAGTTATTACTACACATGTGCTGGGATTTGAGGTGTGCTGACTCGTATAGTAGCGGACTGTTATCAAGCATAGGGCTGTTTACTTTCAGCCGCTCTTTGTTAATTAGCATCACCATAGGATCAACTTCAACAGAATCGGACCCCTCTACATAAAAGGCTGTTCCGATCATCGGAATCCTTCTAGTAGCGCGGAAATCTCCTATAAAGGTTCCAGCAACGATGGTTAAGAGAATAATTAGAGATGTGTAAATTTTACTTTTCATGGGTTCTCCTTTGTTTCTTCAACCTTTTCTTTTCTGATTTTGTTAGCTTGATAAGCTTCTTGCATGTTCCTTTCCTTAGCCCATCTCGATAGCACTTTTCGCACCATGTATCCTGACCATCGGAAGTAACTACCCATACCATCGCTGACTGCTCGCCCCTAGTCCCAAACCTAATCTGACAACACGAACACTGGTACTTTCCAATTTTTATATCTACGGCTTCCGCCTTAAGTGGCTTTATTTCCGACATTAGGAGTTACGCTCCAAGTATACGGCTCTTTTTGCTCCACAGGAACAAATTCCGGCCGCCTAACAACTTTATGTACTATCCCAAGCTTTATTGCCTCCTCAACAGTAAACCAGCGATCCTCCTCGCTTTCGAATATATCCATCCAAAACTGCTCAGTTGTCTTCCCGCTGGTCTGGCTAGCAAGGAACTTGGCAGTCTTTCTCATAGAGTGAAGAATATACTCTGCAGCCCTCTTAACGCTGGAGGCCTTACCAATCGTACCAAATCCGGCACAGTGTATCATAAGATTTGTATAATCATGGCAAATTCTAGTCTCCCCACCCATGAATAATATGAATCCCCCCGATACAGCATTAGCTAGGGCAATTGTCCTTACTGGGGAGGCTATAGTTCCCATAATATCTGTTGCCACAATTGCCTCGTAAAATAGTCCGCCGTGGGAATTAACTACCACTGTGATTGGAACATCAGCAGACTGACTACTAAGCTCAACTAGGTTGACATAGAGCAACTCAACTAAAGCATCAGTAAGCGGCCCGTTTATCCAAATCTCCCGCTTCTTAAGACGCTCTTTGAAGTTATCTATCTTTAATTTTTGATATAGGTCGGGAATAATAGGAAATCCTGGTCCCCCATTATCATATGTTGGTTGATTATTCATCATCTTTAGTTTCCTCCTTTAGTTTATTATCTATTTCCATTAGTCGATTTTCAATATTTTTCTGATTTTCAATTAACACCCTTAGAACCCTTCCAACAGCGTCAAAATTCTTTAGGGCCGCTTTGTTATGCGCATCATAACTAAGCTTCTCCAACGGATTCATCGTCTCCGGCACTGGAAGATCGATATTAAATATTTGTTTCTTCATGGCCTTTTTCCTGGCCACTTAGATTTATCTTCAACGCAACTAATACACATATAGAAGTCGAGTCTTTTCATAACTGCGGGCTTAGATACTAGCTGACCACCGATCACAGCTTGCTGCGCCTTTTTAACAGGCACAAGCCTAATCTGGTGTAGGCCGCGGGTACAGGGATTACCGCAAATACTACACTTAACAAGAGGAACCGTTATTAATTCCTCAGGATTTGTTTTTCCCATTACCCTTCTTTCCTATCGGTTCAACAACGGGTTCCGGTTTAATAGTTTCAAGATACCAAATTTGAATACAAATACGCTTTTCGCCTACGGAGTAGGCGTTCCTTCCGTTTATGAGCCTACTAACATTATCAACGGTTTCAAGAAAGGCCTCAACCTCTTTATTGAACGCAGCGATACCCGTCTTAGACGAAACATCACCAACGAAGGTGGCGAGATGCATCTTTGCTTTAATTGATTTTTGTGGATTTTGTGGAATTGGTCCAGCCTCTGGCAAACTTATCGCCTCCTCTCACTCTACCTAATTACTTCAACCTAAACGCATTATAGCATAAAATCGCTTTAATATCAACCGCTACTCATCACTTTCATCCGCACCTTCCCCTGGACTTCTGTTTCCCCCCCTTGGTTTCTTTGCATCGGGAGAGGAGTCGTTTGGTGTAGCACCAATCGCATCTTCTATAGGAGTCATGGCATCGTTCTTAGAGCTAAGCAGGTAAAATCCTTCGGCCCACTCCTCATCTACAGGCAATAGCCCCATCTTAACCCTCGCCTCGTTCCACCTATACATCCCTTTAGCAGTTCCGGCCATAATATCCCTTCTAGCGGATTCAGATTCTTCTAGGCCCGCAGTTCTAAAGTCTATTCGGTAGCTGTCAATATGGAGCCCATCTACTATGACTTCCTGAGTTAGTTTATTACAAATCATCTTTCTTAGCGGGTAAATATTGGAGTGGTAGTAAGCTCGCTTTGATTCAGAAGCAATAGACCTGTTGGACCCCTCTGGGAAGCCAATCAGGAATAAAGGAACCTCGTATTGGCCAGCTACTAGACGAACTCCGAACGTGAGCAACTCCAGATAAGACATATCCGCAGGAGTAATTCCGAGAGCCTCTAGCTTTGCACCCTTGAACAGAACAGGGGTTTTTCCGGCGTTGTGTGACCCCATAAAATTCTTCTCAAAGAATGCGCTGACTGCCTCCGCATCGTTTTCGTTACAATCCTCAGGAAGAACTATCTGCGCTGGTGGCCTTCCACCGTTTCTTAAAATTCCGATATTATAAGTGAGTGCCCTAAGTAAAAGTTGTACTACCGAGGTATTATCCTCTAAAACAGCCCTACCATAAAGTCCGCCTTTGGAGTCCGGTCGTCTAATTTGGCAAATCTCTTCTAGGTCATAGACAATCTTCTTTCCGCCAACCACCCTCTCATAACCAATCTTCTCCAAAACACCCCTCTTCTTTTTAGCGGGGTCAACCAGGAGCTTCATCTTCGTTGCGTCCAAATTGTAAATCTCCGCAAGCTCCGGCTGATCGGATCCAGCACTTCCCTTTGTAGGAACCTTCTCAATATACCAATTACCGTATCCAAGAAGGGAAACGATTCCAGCGCCAACTAGCGTTTCAATTGTATCGTCTGGATTTGGCCTATCAAAAAACTCAATAAGGCGTGCAAGATCTTCTTTACTTCCTTTCGCCCCCTCAATCTTCTTTATAACAAATCCTCCACCCAAAACGGCCCCGCGGATTCGATTTATACACTGGATTGAGCCAGGAGTTTCAGAATAGGCGGTGTAGAGGGTTCCCCAGTTTTTACCAGAGGAGTATTCCTGCGCCCAAAACTCTTCTGTACTTGTGGATGTTACATACTTCCGGGGTCTGCCGACTTTCTTCTCAAGTACCTTAGCGGTTGCTACTGCCCACCTGTCCTTTGCACTATTTACCGCCTCTTCAACAGCTTTGGCGGTTTCCTTGTTGGCCCTAGTTTTTGCGTTGTCCGCACTCAAAACGGCGTTAACTACAAATTCAGGTAATCTCATGATGTAACTTTCTCAATATCCCTAGCAATTTTATCAGTTCTTAGATAAGTCTGCGCCACTTTATCTTCAAAATCAACTACAGCCCACGCATCATAAAGCAGCTTATCTATATAATCGTAGGACAGATGAATCCTTCCGCCCATCCCCCAGCCACTCCCCCAAGAGTTCTTTACATAAAATACCCCACGATTATCGTCATACCCAGTAATTAGTATAGCATGTCCTCCTCTAGACGGCTCGCCCTCTTTTGGAAGATCTATTCTCATATTAGGATTATTCCAACTATCATAAACTGGAACACCTGCTACAACCGGACCACTTGAAGCAAGGGCGAACCTCAGCTCGTCAACAGTTTCTACCCTGGTATAAGAAGCAACCTTGTAAAACCTACCACCAAGTTGCGCCCCAGTGTTTTGAAGAATCTTTAAAGCAACCCTGATATAAGTTCCTTCTTGATTTGGGATACCATCTACTTTTTTACACTCGTTGTAAAGGGAAAGTCCATCAAAGATACAAAGTTTTCCGCTTTCTATCTTCTCCTGGGTTTCTTTCATACTAGCACAGGAAAATCCGACACATGCCGGATATCCGCCCTGATTCTTGGCTGGTATTTTCCAATCCCCCCATGTTAGAACTTTAGGAAGTTTTCGAGGAGTAAGGTAGGTTGACAGAAGAAGATCCCGATCATCTCTTTTATCTTTTAAAGCTCCAAGCTGGTGTGTAAAATTCACGCCCCTAAAAGCCCCCTCCCAGGCTTTCCCTGCGAACAGTGCCAGCAAACCGCAGCAACTGCATCAGAAACATCTTTTGAGCCCGACCTTGGGTGGTCAATTTTTGTTCCCTTAATCTCTTCTAGCTGCTGGACCTCTCTAATAAACGGCTTGTAATCGTAATAGCTTAGTCTTTCTTCCAGTATGCCACTTTTTAGCGCGTAGTACGCTTCTGGTTTTCTATCAACGCTAAAGACATCTGAGTGAATACCAGTTCCTTTTAGTATCTGGATGGAATCCCGCGAATTCCAAGAGTCAAAGGTTACTAATTTTATATTGTACCCTATTTCCCTCAGTCTGTAAATTTTTCGTCTTACATCCTCAAACATAATCTCCTCCTTCGGCCCAGCAGTAATCTGTTCCATGTAGTCTATCCAGATTTTCGGCCGCTTCTCAATTTTACCCGCAGGCGTTTTGACTTCCTGCCACCCATCAAATTTACCCATACAAATTCCAGTAGCACACCCCTTACCCGCTCTATTAAGACCAAGGTCAACATGGATATATCTTGGGTCTGAATCGTAGTTTTCTGCGCCAGAGGGATTATAGAACCACTCAAAAAACTTTCCAGACTTTCTATCAATTGGGTGTTCTCTGCTCTTCGAGGAATTTAGTATGATAACTTCGGGATTTCTAAAAAATCCTTGGATTGCCAGTGATGGCTGCGCCCCATAGTCCCGCATCGCCCTTTCTGGATTTGCCTTAAACTCCTGCTCGTATTCGACAGGGACCATAGTCCCTTCAAAATTTTCAAAATAGCTCCCAAGATCAAACTTTTCTCCAGAAAACATATCTTCGGGCAGAGCGTCCCAAAGAGGGGTTCTTACCTTATATAGCTTCGGATTATCATCCTCGGCAAATTTCCTCTCCGCAAAGTCGTGAACGTACTTAGGAGATGTAATAATAAACATCTTTCCTTTATCGAGAAACCTAGATCTAATCCTTTTCTTTATCTGGTTATAAGATTCCTCGGCGTAGTCCTTTTCATCAGTTGCCGTATGGAAGGAGGCCTCATCAATTACCGCCCCAAAGATGTTATACCCAAGAGGGGCCTCCTCGTTAGAGCCAATAGGAAGGATGTAAATATTTTTAGGTAGTCTTATTTTCGACTTAATTCGTGGATCGGGGGGGTAATACCTTTGGAACCAGGGGTTGTTATCAATTCTATTCTTAATCTCTCCAAACACAATGTCTTTAGCCTGACTAAAAGACCTAGAAATATTGACGAACGCGATTTTTGTCCCCTTAGCAAATCTGAAGAACGATTGGGGACTTTTTAAACACAACAGATAATAGACGATGTATTCTATTGCCTTGGATGAGAGATAGCTTTTCCCAGAGCCAATTCCAGCAATATACAGAACCTCCTCGTAGTCACCCTTATCGAAGATCTCTATTAGAAGCTTCTTATTATGTTCCCTAGGTTTATCCTCTTCCCCGACAAAATCAGGACTCTCCAGAAACTCCTGCATCATCGCCGGACGATGCTGGAACTCTGGGTGTTTCGCGAAGAAGGAGACTTCCCGCAGGTTTTTGTAATTCGCCTGCTCCTTTAAGAACGTCTGTAATTGTGGAGATAATTGCATCTTGATCCTCCTTTGATAACGATTTAATTTCCTTAGCTATTGAAAAAGAGCGCGATTCAGAGCTTGCCGCAATATCGAGTCTATGCGGAGAGGCCACGCCCTCTATATCTGTAATTTTGCCCAGGATTGCTATCGCTGTGTTAATAAAGCTGTTCTTGACAGCAGGATTCTTTGAGTTTATAGACTGTATTATTGTCTGGTTGTATAGGTATTGTAGCTTGTCTAGAATCTCTGCCCTCTTAACAAGGAACTCTTTATCTTCTGATAAGCTCTCCTGCTCAATATAAGCTATGTCTTGTTTGATAGTATCTGTTGAGCAGGGGACTGTGATTGTAACACCATCCTTCACCCCTATTCCCTGTTCGAGAATCATACTGATTCTCTTGACATCGAACCCCTGCCTGTGAAGCTCCCTAACCTTCTGCCTTCTCAGAGAAATATTGCTGACCTCCCCCCCAACTACGGGAGCTGTTACCTGGTCAATTTCAGGAAGAACCGTTTCGTTAATTTTTTCAAGAGCGCTTTTCTTTGCCATATTTAGTCATATACTTCAAACAAACCTCAGTAAGCCCCTCTGCGCTATCCTCCTTACCTGTATTACTTAGGGCAGCCTCAACTACTTTAAACTGTTTTACGGTTAAGACAACCTCGAAGCGGTATTCGGGGACGCTATCTCCCTCGCCGAGGCTGACATCTTCCTCGTCATGCTGCCCAAAGTCGAATTCGAACAGGCCTTCTAGCCCCTCTAGCTCATCTTTATTATATCCTAGTTTATCTTCAAGCTCATCTATAGTATACGTTTTGTGTAGTTCGTGAATTACCTCAGCCAATTTTAGAGTATCAAACTCGCCCCTAAGTTTATTCATATTAATTGTAGCCACCATAGCGTCTGGAAGATTTTTATCCACGACGATAGCTGGGAGTTCCTCATAGCCTAGTCGATTAACGGCAACTTCGTATCTATGCTCGCCGTCTATCATCTCGTACTTTTTACCGTTTTGGGGTTTGATAAGACGGAGTAATACTGGCTGGAGGAATCCCTCTTCCCTTATTCTTTTTTCAAGCTGGCTCAAAAGCTCTGGACTGACGATATTGGGGTTGTAATCGTTAAGTCTGATTTCGCTAGCTTTGACGAGTTTTATTTCGTGGTGGTAAGTGGGTTCCATACTAGTGTCCCTATCCAGCCATTATACCAGATTTAGCTAGTCTTCCCAACTGATCCCCCTCTTTTTCCATAGGTTAGTTAGATATGTCTGTAAATCGTCCCAAAGCTTTATTTCGTCCACTAGGTGCTTATTTATACTTTTTCCGCCACCCCTCATATTATGTTTGTAGTATTTAGCGAGCTTCCCACATTTTGGAGATAGCTGACTTCTCCCCCACATAGCAACAGACTTCCAACTTATGCTATCTGTGCTGTAAATTGGGTACTTCTCTAGAAAATCCACCTTTGTCATCGCAAACACGTGAACTTTTTTCCTATTTTCGTAGCAGTCCCTAATACACCGCATATACGGTATGCGTGGCTTTCCTACGGCAGCCACCCCCTCAAGTGCAACGTAGTCGTATCTGAACAGTTCGTCTCTATTTTCTTCCCAAGAACCCATCGTTGCGTGATACGCGGGTATAAGCTTTTTTCCTGCTACCTCACGCAAACTCTCTCTAATTTCCAGAAGCTTTTCCTTACCTACTAAAACATCAATGTCTAGTTCGACAAAGTAATCAACCTTATCTCGCCACTTTTTTATAAACTCTCTATACTCATTAACATAATTATCTACGTTTGTTAGTGAGGTTCTCTGTCGTGTCGTACTCTTAACTACCGAAGCCGCGTCTTTAAGTCTCTGCGAAAAGAAAGAATACGCCCCGCTGTCGACCATGATTGTTCTTTTTCCGCCCAGGGTGTCCATAACCCTCTTTGCTCCGTTACTGTAGTAGAAGCTCGTTAGGAGGTTTTCGTACTTTGACTCCGAAACTGCGCTTAGGTATGTTTCAACCGCGGATAGGAAAATTTTCATCTGTAATTTCTTCTAGTACTCTCATTGGAGCATCTTCATACTTTCGCAACATCTTCATGGGATCTTTCTCGGAATACGCTCTAAGAAGATTAGTCGCTTTCTCCACCATTTCGTTTTCGTTCTTGTAAAGATACTCGTCTACATACTGTTCTGTATAGCAGGCCGCATGTGGCAGCAGCGGGCGACATCCAGACATGACTCCCTCAATAACAGAGTACCCAAACGTCTCTAGCTCAGCAGACGAGAATATAATTTTTGCCTTACTTAGGTTGTGTAGGTACTCCTCTCTAGTTTTGTTTACCACAACCTTAATATGTTTGTTGTCTACTGCAACCTCCTTCGGGGTTAGCAGCCAAAACTCCGCAGTATCTTTTAAGATCTCGGCCAACCTTAGAAATACTTCGGGCCGCTTGTCTTTATCCCACCTATGGCTGAACGCTATGATGTTCTCTCTTTCAGCGAATGTTGTGCCCGTTTTAACATCGTTCGGTAGTGGTAGGCCTGTGACTCTAGCATTGTTGGTAGCAAGGTGCTCCCTCATATAGTCAGTAGCAACTAAAATCTTGTCTAGTGCGCTGTACAAGTAGTGTTCAAACGTCTTTGCCCAAGCTAAATCTGAAAAGAACTCTCCAGGCACGTAAACACTGGAGTGGAATATTCCGAACAGCCCGACTTCCAAATCCAGCGTGTCGATGTACTGTCGGTAAAACGGCACCGAAGCATTCCAGCCCTCTATTAGTAGAATTGTATCTCCGTCTTTGATGCGTCGTTTGAGCGTATTGAACGTTTCTATGTAGTGGTTAAGGCTCTCTTCGTGGTCGTAGAACACGCCCTTTACTATTTTCTTCGGTACACGGTCGCCTATCTCTATAAAAGTAACCCCCGCCTCATCCCACTGTTCCAACAACAGATCCGCTATTGTTTTCTCTGGTCTTCCGACATACTGTGGTGCTCTAACTACATAAATCATCTCAGTTCTAGTATCGATAACCTGTTTGCACAATGCGCTCAGCCTCTAGAGCCATTTCATAGTTCGACTCGCCGTCTAGGAACCTCTTTAGCTGGTTTGTAAACAACTCTGCGTAGTCTACATCGACGGCATCACCGTTGAAAAAAACTGAGTGCCTGGTTTGGTTCCGCATTGCTACTAAGACATCTCCCGCTGCTGTAAACGCCACACAGGAGTTCGCACTCACGACTCGAAGGCCGACTACTCTCCTTTCATTATTTAGAGCTGCCGCGATTAGGTGCGACAGCAAGTCGAACGCAATGCTACCATTGTCTTCTTGTCTTTCTGAGTTACACAGGGCAAGAATGTTGGCACCCCTCTTAAACTTGAAGTCGTAGTTGTAGCCCACGTAGTCTACTACAACCTTGGTTTCGTGTTCTGAGATGGGCTTTTCTAGTAGTATCCTAGCTTGCGGGAACTTGGCTTTAACTTGGATTGTTACTTTCTCGTGGGTTTCCGTTGGGGTGGCAATGACAACATGTGTGGGAGGAGTACCTATGCTAGCAAGGTTATCGACTAGTACAGCGCCCTTCGGAAGTGGAATCTTCTCCTCGTAGGTGTCCCACTTGTTCAATACATACCCATCTGCTAATCCTTTTACAAACTCCGCAGCAACCTCCGTATCGATGTCCATTAGAACAGTATCGTCAATCCCAAGTATTGCCGCCGCCCTAATGTGTTCCTTACCTACACCACCTATTCCTATGATTAGGAGTTTAATTGGCATATTTGGTTAGGTCTTTTATTCCAGCTTCTTCAAAAGTAACTTTTCTATTTCGGCAACTCTCACACACACCGCAGTGAGTTTCTCCTAGTTTATAGCAGCTCCAAGTTGAGAAGATTAGGTCTTTGTCTTTCCCAAGTAGGTGGTATGCGGTTAGAAGAATATCGACCTTCGTCATTCCCTCTCTAGCGGGACTCCAAATCTCTAAATCTCTATTTTGTCTAAAGTGTCCCACTCTCAGGGCTGCTTCCAGAGCTAGTACGAACTCTGGTGAGCAGTCTGGATACTGTGCAAACCAAAGATTCTCTGAGTCCTCGCTTGGTTTACAATCACCAAGGTGAGATCCATAGATAACTTTATTCGCACCTATTGTGTACGCATACGCAGTACCAATAGTTAGAAAGATTGCGTTTCTGATAGGAACGACAACGCTTGGTGTATATACCTCCTCGACTGTAACTTCGTTATCAGTTAGCTGTGTTCCTCCCCACAATTCTGTCATAAAGGAAATATCTAGAACCTTTGGTTTCTCAAACCCTAGTTTTTTGCTTAATTCGACAGCGGCTTCTATTTCTTTTCTACCCTTTTGTCCATAATCAAATACTAGTGGGTAGAGTTTAACTGATGGTCCGTCCCACTTAATAGAGTAACCAACACTGTCGAGTCCACCTGAGATAATAGTTACTACCTTCATCATCCTTTACCTCTTGAAATTAGTCTCAAAAACTCTTCTCTCACATCTAAATCCTCCTTGAATACTCCCCTTACAGCTGATGTCGTTGTTAACCCCCGCTCTGACCTTATGCCTCTTAGCTTCATGCAGTCGTGTTCGCACCTCAAAACTACCATTACACCTTTCGGATTTATTGCTGTCCACAAGGTGTTCGCTATTTGTTGAGTCAATCTTTCTTGATTTTGTAAGCGGTGGGAGTACATCTGAACTAACTTATCAATCTTGTCTAACCCAAGTATGTTCTCTCCAGGGATATAGCCAACCCACGCAAGACCTGTGAAGGGCAAGATGTGGTGTTCACAGAAAGAATCTACTCTTATCTCTTCTCTGATTATCATCTCGTCATACCCCTCCGCATCAAAAGTTCTGTTCAAAATATCCTCTACATCGTAATTGTACCCCTCGAAAAGCTCTGGCCAATCCCTAGCAATCCTCTCTGCTGTTCGCTCTGTTCCTTCGCGCCTCTTACCCCCTTCAATAGCGTTAAGGATAAGATCTGCCCCAGCGCGCAACAGCTCTCGGTCAATTTGACTTCTCCTTGGTTTTGTTGAACCGCTTTCTAAACTCATACTCCCTTTTTAGTTGGTCCCCAAATAACCTTATGTATTTGTAGACTAAACTTAACATCCAGCGCGTCCTCTATAATCCACTCT